ATTATAACTTCATTTCCATTAGGGTCTGTTGCAGTAGCAGTACCTTCCCCTCCTCCTGCTTTTAGAGACTTTAAAGCAGACACCTGGACTTTATCCCCTGCTGCCATATAGTCTCTGTAATCTGATGTACCGTCGTGGTATTTCTTCCACCACGACCCTGCTGCACTATCAAGTTGAGCAGAAGTCATATCACTAACATCACCATCTATACTAGCAAGGGAACCTGATTCAACAATCAAAGCTTTAAGCTCATTATTTGGCATTCGAGCAACATCTTCACGCACCTGTTGCCTATGCTCAGGACTACGAAACTCAATACCCGACATTGATTCAATGAAGTCAACGTCATGAGCTTCTGAAGCTCTTTGCTCCTCATCTAAGGCAAATAAATTCTTAAGTGCAGCCTGACCTTTCTCACTAACACCAGTAATTGTTGATAGTATTGTCTCTACTTCATTGCCTTGTCCGTTTTTTATTTTGGCTGCTAATTCACGTAGCTGCTTTGCATCTCCATCGTTCTTATTGTTAGTGTCATTTTCAAAAGATGTTGCTCTTGCTTCAAGACCTGCTATTGCTGAGTCATTATCTCCAGTTCTTAAGTGTGCTATAGCCTCTATATTCGATTGAACAGTATCACTTAGTTCAACATCATTCATTGCATCCCAAGCTTGTTTAACACCCTCATATTTTTCGGGGTACATAGCCTGTATTTGAGGTATCAGTGTAGGGTCTCTTGTCTCTCTATATTGTGAATTAAGCCTGTTATATTGCTCCATCTTAAGTTGCTCAGCTTCAGCAGCTTGTCTTGCCTGAGCCTGAGCAATTATAGTATTTCCAAGATTTGCTGCCTGACCGCCCATACGAGTCAGTCTGCCTTGGTGTGTTTGGTTTACAAAGTTTGCTATTAAATCTGACATTATTACGCTCCCATTGCAGCCATTTTAGCTATTTCCATAATTCCTCCGAAGGCATCACCAATAAAATTAGCCGGTAGGCTGTACTCAGAAAGAGCAGTTTGAGCATCAATGTTTCCCTGATTCATGATACCACCTGCCTCAGCAGCACCCATACCCTGGTACACATTACCTAATGCACCTCCAAGCCCCTGGTACATCCCAGCTATATTAGACCCCATCCCCATTCCAGCACCGCCAACACCCATTGCAGATCCCTGACCCATTCCAGATAGACCACCTAATTGACCATATCTTTGATTTATTGCCTGATTAAGCAGGGCAGGAGAGTATTGTGCTAATGCACCTTGAGTATTTCCACCCCTCACTCCACCTGTTGCAGCAGCATTTTGCAAGATAGATGTTTCTCCTTGTTTTAAAGAAGTTTGAAATCCTGCTGAGTTTTGAATTCCGGAAATAGCTCTCTGTTGTGCCTCTGGTCCAAGTGCACCAGAGAGAGCTTGCTGCTGGTCTAAGGCATTCGTACCAGCGGTCATATATGGAGCCATCATTTCCTGCAAAGCAGCAAATTGCTGTTGTTGTGCATCTATACCAAGTTGTGTATTCTCTCGTAGTGCGTCTATAGCGTCTTGACCTGCTGTTGTTGTTGCTTCAGTAGCAGCAGTATTTGCAGCAGTTAGTGCATCGGCAGAAGTATTTGCAGCAGTAACTCCAGTTACATCTTCCCAAGTATCATTTATCCAATTTCCTATATTAGCAAAAAGACCCATATCTACCTCTCTTTTTAGTCTACATCAAGGTAATGAAAGATGTATCCTAGTTATTATTTCTTCTAATGTTTCCGAGCCATCTATATTCAGGGAGTTTACAAGGTCAATCAGAAGCTCAAATTGCTTCAACGTATCATGATCTGATATAAACTCTGCAAGCCTATCTCTTGTTACTCTAATTTCTTCTGCCATTTAAACCCCCAGAGGCTCAAGATCTGCTTCGAGCCTCGAAACAGCAATATATGCATTACTGTCTCCACGGAATCTTTGTATTCTGGTATTTCTCATACTTCCCTGTCTCCACCAGACAAGTCTTTTCAAGCGGTCTCCAAATTGACCTGCTGAAATAGTACGTTCCTGACTCCATGATCTACCATCAAGGGAGTATGATGTTGATATAAGAGGATCTGTAGATCCCTGTGTTCTTCCGGTAAGTGCTACAAGTTCAAGTTTCTTAAAAAGTGCACCGTGGCTTTCATTATATATAATTGTTGTACCGAACTCCCATACCGTTGTATCTCCAAAATGAGTAGATATTGTATTATCAAGCACACCTATTTTATAGCTCTCTGTATCTCCAATCTGCCATTTATCATAGCAAAATATTACATCTCTAGCTCTATATTTTGCTAAATCTGTAACACCACTGGACATAACATACCACACCGGTTTACCTATTGCTTTAGATGCAGACATATCATATACCAGTGTACGGTCTGATAATCGTACCCATAGGAAAGCTTGAGATTTATCATTCAAAGTCTCCAGTACAACATCAGACAATTCACTTTCTGTAGATCCAATCAATATTTCATCGATTTCTCTCGTACTTATCTTTACAGCCTGTCCATTTATACCAAGATATATTGCCGGTGCTTCACTTCTACCACTTCCAAGAAAAGCAATAGTGTCCTCATATACAACAGAGCAATGAGCACCGATAGCTCCACGTTGTATTTGTGCTCCATTGATCCGCTGGAAAGGAAAACCTGACCCACCTATATTTCTAAATACCTCTATAGTATATCTATTGATCGCATATATTTCGTTTCGTAGTTTTAAGATAGTGTTTACAGGGTCCGGATCAATCTCAGAAGCTGTATAGCTTGTTGGTAGTACCGATGTTGGGTCTGCAAGGTCTGTAACAACAAGATATTCTCCATCTGTTGTCATAAAATACCCATCTACCCAGACTACTGTCAGAGCATATCCAAGATCTGGATCTGTTACCTGAGAAAGAGTTGTTCCATCATAATAATAAAGCCCTCCTGCGGAGGCAATTGCAAGCCGGTCAAAAGAATAATCCATTGCGACTTTCTTACTGTTATTTCCTACATCTCCAATAACTGTAATTGTTCCATCTTCAAGAATAGAACAGAGATTGCTCCCCATAACACGGTAATGTACACCGTTCCAGTTTATAGCACCTCTTGAATATCCAGTACCTTCTCCAATTTGAGTAATTCCCTCAACAGGGCGAAGGTACCCTTTAGAAATACCTGTATCATGGATAACAGGCATCATATTAAGGGGATAAAGAGTTTTATAGTCTGCATTTTCCCCTGAGTATACACCCTTTATCACAGGTATTTGCATTAACCTACCCTATTCCATGTATCCAATGTTAAATCATATTTAAGTGTGAAGAAATCATCTGCTCCAAGGGAGGTAGGTCCACCGTTTACAGCAGAAGCACCATTTCCATCTACAGTTAAAGATGTTACCTGTTGAGTACAGTTTACAATAAGAAGCTGTTTATCTCTTAGGTTTCCTGGAGCTGGTAGTGTTATTGTTCCTGCTGCATATGTTGCTGCTGGAGTTAACATAAGGTGTGTATCATTATCATTTACACTTATGACAATATTAAATCCAGTTGCAGCAGGAGCTGCATACTGTGAATCAGGTTCTAATACAGTACCTGTAGTAGAATCAGCAAACAATGTTTTAAGGTTTGAAAGTGTAGTTAACCTCCAATCACTATTTTCTGAATCCCATATAAATGCAAGGTCCGCTAAAACCGGACTACTTTTTCTTGAATAATTACGACTCATCTACAGGCCCTCCTGATAGGTCAACATCCTCATTTACTTGTTCTACATATGGATCCCCTGGTGCAGGAGTAAAACGAAACTCTGTTGTTTTATATCCTGCTCCTTTTGGCATTGATGGAAGCTGCATTTCTGTTGGTTTAGCAAACATTGAATATAGTGTATTCAATGAGTGTTTTGCAGAAGCTTTTGATTCAGCAGAAACCACTTTACCATAAGAAGGAGCAATTTTAAGTGCTAAGTTAGTTATTACTGCTTCCCAAGCCCAATCAGGAATATTAGAATCATCCCCTGGAGCAGAGTTTATACTCTTTGAAATAGGAAAAGAGAGTTTTATACCTCTAGCACCCCATTCTGCCATCATTGAGTCTAATCTTTGTATAGCAGATTGTTTTTGCTCTGGAGATATATCATACTCATATTCAGCTATTCCAATCTCTTCCAGTGCTGCACTGGCAAGCTCTCCCTTAGTATAACTCATTAGAAATCATCTTCTTCAATGTTTTCTTTTTTAAATGGGTTTTTAAACCGATTTTTCTTAGCTACTTTTTCTTCTACTTCTTTTTTAAAGAGTTCAGAGATATTCTCTTTATACCCTGCTGTTTTTGCAGCCTCAAGCTCATCTTCATCTCCAACTAATTCAGTACCGTATGTTCCAAGGTGACATATTTCTTCACCTTCTTTTGTAAAAACATATCTCGGAAAATCCATTTACTATCTCCTATATTTTTATTAAAAGAGCCAGGGTTTACTGGCTCTTTTAATAAGTCTTAACCTGCTAATCTGTAAGTTACAAAAGTATTTGCAGCTGTTTTTCTGGTTCTAAATAATGCAGAAGTTGCAGTAGATACAACGGCTACACCAACTAGAGTATGTCCAGTTGCAGCAGTTACTGTGAAATCATTAGCACCAACTTTAACCAGTGACCAATCAATTGCTTCATCGATTGCCATTTCCACAGCAGCGTCCATTACTGTTCCAGTTGGAACTGTTCCTGCTACTGTTGCAGCAGCAGAAGTTACCAAACCGGTAACAATCATTGCAGCTGTTAATGCTCCAGTTGCATCGAGAACACCAGGAGTTCCCTGAGTTCTCAGTCCGATTCTTTCAGTTATTACAGCATCAACTCCAGCAGCGTAGCGAACATCAGCAGCACCTGCTTCAATTCTAACATTCGTTGCTGCTGAGAATGCAGCTGACTGATACTCAGTATCTGCTGCTATTGTAGTAAGCAAGTCCCAAGTTTTTGGTACATTCGGATACCCTTTCTGCTGATATACTTTAACTGATTCAGCTGAATATATTGCCAGTTTATCACTTGCAGCAATTAGAACTTCTTTTTCCCCATTTCCGTATATTGTATTTGATGACATTTAGTTTTCTCCTTATATAGTTCTTATTAGGTCTGGTTAAACAGAATTATTCCCGACATTTCAGGTGCTTTATTAACAACTCCAATCGTAGTATCTACTCTATACTTTGTCTGCATAGTATCAATGTCATACTGTTTTTGCATTGTTAGACCTATTCCCTGATCAGTTGTTCCTTTCATAACAGCTGCACCAGCATTAGTAGGTACTGCATAATTACCAGGAAGAATCTCAATAGCATCTTTATGCCAGAATGGATTTGCAGGAGCAGCTACAGTATTTAAAAATACAATTGCTGAGTTTGCAGCAGGAGTTCCAACAGTACAGTTCTGGTATTGTAGTTCTGCATCTGTTCCACCCTGTCCAGTTATTAGTGGAGGTGAAATTGTTATAGTGGTTCCACTATCAACAGAAATACAACGGAAAGTTTTAAGGTTCCCAGTGCTTTCTTTTGTAATCTGGTGAACAGCTGCAACAGTTGCTATAGTAAAACAATCTCCTGCTGTCATGTCAGTTGTAGCACTTAAGGTAATCTGCTGATATCTGTTATCAACGTTTGATTTTTCTCCAGTTGTAGCAACTCTAGTTGCTTTTGGAACATATACATTTACTCCAGCTGCTAAAGTTGTAGCTGTAAGAGTACCACCACCCTGTACGGCAATTCTTTTACCATAATCAAGCTTATATGTATCAAAAGAAGCTATTCTTCCAACAAATGCATTTCTATATGCATCTTTTACATCACCCTGAAAAGTTTCACGATCTGCAAGGTTAGCTGCCATACCATTATAGTCAGCAGTTGTAAGAGCTAAATATCGATCCCAACCAGGAATACCTTGCTCATTCATAATTCCTTCACATAGTGCAACATCTGCAAAACCTGTTGCTGCTGCTGTTACTTTAACAACCAAAGTTCCCTGCATTGCTGCCACATTATTAACTGCTACATTTATATCTGAAGCTAATTTCTGCTTTGCTGCGGAACCAAGTCTATCTTCTTGTAATGCATCTCTAAGTTCTGTTGCACTCATAGCCCAAGGAACAGATTTCTTATACCCTATTGTTGCAGGAACTGATAATTGAGTCTGATCCTGAAAGTTAGATGTCATATCTGTTCCATCATAACTCTGAGCAATGTATGGTTGAGGTCTCCAGATAGTGTCCCCTGTTCTTTCCATTGTTTTCTGGTCAGTTTTATATGTAGATACATTTTTACTCAAAACCAATGCATCATTAAAACCTTCTAATATGCTTTCAAAAGCTATCCGTTCTTCTTTATTAAATTCGTTTCCCATCTAATTATCCTTTTCGAAGTTTATTTTTGTATGCCGAGACTTTTGTATAGTCACCTGTCTTAACTGCTTCTTCCCGGAGTCGAGCTAAAGTATTATCAGTAGTGCCAGACATTCCACCTGCGTTACCTGTAGGTACTCTTTTTTCGGGTGTAGGTGCTTTTTTCGTTGTTACTTTCAATTGAGACTCCAATTTTGCTATTTTAAAAGCAAAATCTACAGGATCTGTGATTTTTGCAAGTTCTTCCAGTTTCTTAGGGTTCTTACCTAAAGCATAAACCAGTAGTGCTGCGTCATCAGCTCCCTGAACCATAATGCCCTGTTGTGTTTGTGAAAAGGTGTTAGATACTAATTCTTCTGTATCTCCAAAATCTTTAAAACCATGTTCTTTCTTAAGATTGGTATACTTCTCTTGCTTACTTTGCCACATCTTATTCTGGTTCTCTATAGTTTTAGCTTTCTCAGAAGCTTGTTCTTCTACCTTTCTTTTTCGTTCGTCATAAGCTCTAAGATCTTGCTTATACTTATCATCATCATACTTACATTTAGCAAGAGTAGGTTCTTCTCCAAGTTCAACAGGCTTTTTAGTCTCTGCTGCCTTTGCATTTTCCTCAAGTTGCCGTTTAAGCTTCTTGTTCTCACTTTCCAGTTTTCTGTTGACTTTACGAACTTTCTTCACCCAACCAGGTGTTTCTTGGTTTTCTTCAGACTCCTTATCGGGTTCTGAATCTCCTATCGTAACGATGCGATCTTCTTCGTCTTCTTCTTCGTCTGGGATAATCACAGGCTCAGATTCTTGGGAAACTTCGGATTCCTCGACAGTTTCTTCTTTTTGTGGTTCTTCAGGAACTACTTCTTCCTCTACAACCAGATCTTCATCAACTTTCATTCTATACCGTCCTTTGCTCAAAAGCAAGTTTTAACTTACGTTCGGGTTTTGTTGCTGTATAGCAGCTTGTTGCTGCTGTAGAGCCATTTGTTGTTTTTGTTGCTGTATTTTTTCAGCTTGTGCTATATAGTTTCTACTCTCTTGAAGTTTCTTAAGGTCTATTCCGTCAAGAGTATCCAATGTATCTGCCTTAATCTTTTCGGTGTCCGCAAGCACTTTAAAAACTTCAGCTTCTTTTTTCTTTGCTCCAGCCATAGCTTCTGCTGCCATAGCCTGAAGTGCTTGTTCATTCGGATCAGGTTTAGCATTGGCTGCTGCTTGTGCCATTGCTTCTGCTTCTTCTTCAGTAGGTTTGATTACTCCCATAGCTACAAGTTTCTTTCTAAAGAAATCACGAGCATCGGAGATACCATCACCTTCCATATTCATCATAGCCATTGATTGAAGAACTTGTGCTGTTTCTGGGTCTTGTGTAATCGCAAGCATACCTGTAATTGTCTGTACGGTAGCCTCTCTCTGAGAAGCAGAAGATGGTCCAACATCTACAGCTACATCAAAAGTAGCTTTTGTCAAATCATTTCTCTCTGTCATTTCTCCAGAGCTTCCAAGTCCTGCTCTAAGTAATTCAACAGTTCCAATCTGACCCATATTATCAACAGTCTTCATCTTTCTGCCTTTCTCGACATAAACATCTTTCGCCATAGATAACCAAACTTCACCTGCCCTGCGTATAGACTTTGAGAAATTAGACATGTATATATATGCCTGTCCATCTATTCTTTTCTGGATCATCTCATGAGCTTTACCAGAAACATGGGATAGCATTTTATCTGCTTCACCTGAACTTCCAAGCAATTCTTTAGTGTCCACATCTACAAGACTCATCAGTGCTGCCAGTGCCTGAGGTATTACAGGAGGTTTAGTGTATCCCATAGGACCTGCTGGCATTGCGTTCCCTTCTTTATCTATAATTGGGTTAAGTAGCATATAAGGATAGTTTTTAATATTATCTTCTGCCCACTGAAACTCATGCCCTGCTACCTGCTCTGGTGTAAATATTGGTTTTTCCACTGTAGATAAAGAGGATATTTCTGCTAATTTAGACATAAGCATGTTTTTAAGCCTTTGGGTATCTTTTACCAGTCGTACATGCCCCATACATCTCTCAACAGAGTCTACATACCATCTTTTTCCAAATACCGGAACAATAGGTATGTTTTTCCCTGCAACATATCCAGAATCATCCAGAATTTCATTTCCGGAAATAATATATTTATGTATTTTTTTCTTTCTAACTTTCTTCTGGCGAACTTCCCTAGTACCAATAGCAGCTAATTCTGATTCAAGTTCAGGGTTTTCTTCAAAATCACCATCAGTATATTTTTCCTCTGTTCCTGTAAGGTTAACAAAGATCCTGATAGTTTCTTTCTTCTCTTCTACTACATAATACTCTGCAATATATACAAGATCGGGAGTATACCAGTCATATTCCACAAAATCGATTTCTTTAGATATAGATGTTGCACTTTTCGGGTACTCCGCTTCAAAAGCTTCCTTTGTCATGGAGTACATTACAAAACAGTACTTTGCATCTGCTTTATCTTGTCTCTTTGCATCAAGGTCAAAAAATACAGAAGAGTCTGCATCATAGATTGGTTCTATCTTGATTCTTTGTTTTTCATTTTCATCGTCTTCTTCATCCTCATATTCTGAAGTAAGACGGAATGCTCCAAAACCACCGCCAACGGCTTCTTCAAAACCATTATCGTATGCTTCCTCGGCTCCGGAATCTCTCTCATCTGCACGAAACAATCCATCACATATTTCTGCCATATCGTCATTGTCAGTGCCATCTTTCGCAATAAAATCTACTGAAATCCTGTTATTCCGATATTCATTGATAATTCTCATTACAGACAGGTGTACTTTATTTACTTCAAACTTCGGTTTATTCTCGAATTGTGCCTCAAGATCCCCTTCCCATTGTGCACCGGCAATAGAATAGAACCTCCTGTCTTCCAGGGATTGCCTTCTCTCACTATATAATGCACTTTGAACTCTATCAAAATCTCTTATTGCATTACTGTGAACATCTCTTTTTTTCTGTGAATCTTTCATAGTTTACCTCCCCAAGGGATAAAATTTTCAATTTTACTTCTGAGTCCATCAAAACTCCCAGTAAAACAAATAGTCCTATCATCAACAAGAACATCAAACACAGCCTTATGGTTACAAATCCCTACTGCAAAAGATTCACCATCAACCTCTTTCTTTTTAAAGAACTTCTCCCAAAAAGGCATAACTCTGAATCCGAAACCACACCCCCAAACAGAATAACAAGGAAGGTTTTTATGCTCAGGAGCTCTATCACAATAATTATTTCTAAAATAATTATAGATTTGTCTTTTTGGCCTTGTAGTAAGGATAAAGACATGATGGTCATTCTTAAGCAATAACCTGACAAGAGAAAACCACTCTCTGGATATTTCATCATAAATAGCACCGTCTTGCCATCCGTTACTATATTTATGTATAACACCATCAAAATCAAAAGCTATTGTCATGTTACCACCTTGAAAGTACAGGAATCGGGCGTACTTTAAATTTGTTCTTCTTTTTTTCAATTTTAGCTTGAATTATTTGTAAATTCAATAAATATCTTACAGCATCGATACTGTGGTTGTTCTTATCTGGATATTTACTCACTGTTTCACCAAACCTATTTACTAAAAGAGCATAGTTGATAAACTCATTTGCTGCCAATGGGCATCTTGAAGGGTCAATAACTATTTCCTCAAGATCCTGTAGGTATTTAATACCATGATCCACACTTCCAGCATGTTTTTCTGCTCCAATAATATTCATATTATGGTCTTCTCGAAGCTGATCGATCTCTTTTGGTGACGCTTTATCTGCCATAGTTACTTCGGAAAGCTGTACTGGAGAAAGCATATTTACAAACTTAGTGTTTGATAGCTTTATACCAGACACCTCAAAAAATAAGTAAAGTGCTTTTTTCTTTTTATCAAAAGAAGCCTGGATAAATACCATTGGATCAATAGTGTATCCAAAGTCTATTCCCTGATAGATATAATCAAAATAAGATATTTCCTTATCTGTAATTGGACGAAGTGTTACATTGTTAAACACCTCAAGACCTGTTCCAGTCTCTTCTCCCAGGTACTCATGTTTATATGCTTCTTCATTAACTTCTTTTAAATGCTCCGCATTAGAAAGAAATGTTTCCCCAAGCCATTCTTTAGGTACCGTCCTGTAATCTGAATAGTGTACCACTCTTCCAGGTTTAAATATTTTTGTTTCTTCATTCACCCATGATCGGGCTGATTTTGGTGGGTTATATGAATAGAATGCTATCTGCTTTTTTGTAGTTCCCCTGAAAAGTGATTGACTGATATTTCTGATTTCTTCCATTCCACCAAACTGATCAACCTCTTCAAACCATGCAAACTTAAGGTATCCTCTTGCCAGTTTAATTGATTTTATTTTCTTTGGGTTATCTGCACCTTTGAAAATAATCATTTGTCCTGTTGGTTCATAGATTATTTTGAAAGGGGATACTTGAAACTTAAACAGATGATCAATTCCAAGTTTACTAATTGCCCACTGTAATTGCGCAAATACCGTGTCTCGGATCTCATTCTCAAATCGTCTGAATGCAACTCCATTAGCATCCGGATCTTGAAGTAGATCCAGGATTGCTTCAATAGAGATAAAAGAAGATTTAGTTGAAGCTCTACCACCTCGGAGCCAGAGTTCAGTAATCTTCTCTTTCTTTAACTGCTTATGTAGATCATAGAAGCTAGGTGCAATGCACTCACTTATTTTTGTGTTCACTTTTTAGTTTTTATACTCCATAAATCCTTGATATAGGCTGATTGTATTATTAACATCAGCACTAGCCCATTCTGCTGTGACTGTTACATCCATATTAATAGTTGTGTTGACTGTTGCAACAGCTATTATTTCTTCTGTTGTACCATCTATATCTAAATCAATGTGCACTGCTCTGCTTCCAGTTGCACCTATAGTTCTTTGAGTTGCATTAGCATCTATGTGCCAGTGTGAATCAGCTGCTATTGCTTTTGTCGTTGGGTTTAACGTTGCAACAGTATTACCACCAACTTTAATTCTCAATGTAACCTCTTCCGTTGCTGCTGACCCATCATTTTGTATAATTCCGTCACAATGAAACTTAAGCAGATTTCCTGCACATAAACTATTAGCTGGCATTGCTGCTGTCCATATTGTTGTTTCAGTCGTAGTATTTGCAACAGTAACAGTTGAAACTGCTACATCCGATGTTCTGTCTATTGCTCTTTGTGTTGCTATATTTGTTACATAAGTGGAACAACCATCATATTCAATAGTTCCGGCTTCAGGTGTCGCTAAAAGAACACCACTTGTAAGTTTAATAGGTGCTGTTCCTGCAACTGCTGTTCCTGCTTTTAGGTGTATTAGAGCCGTGGGGGTAATTCCAATTCCCTGGTTTGCTGTAAAAACATTAGCTGCTTCTAATAAAGCAAGAGTTCCGCTTACATCAGGAACAGTCAAAGTCCTGCTATTTCCAGTAGTTATTCCTGTAGCATCAAACTTTATTTTCTTGGTATTATCCGCATTATCATATATCTCAAAATTACCTGCATTGAAGAAAGGTACAATATCTGGTGCAGGAGACCATGTTGTACCATTAGAGTAATATAACCCTTTTGGTTTTCTATTGATAAGATATAGCCCTGAAGCTTCCTGGACTAAATAAAACTCTCCGGAGTGTGAGGCTGCTGCTGGAAGTGCTGCATAGTTAAGAACTTCTCCATTGATAAAACTAACAGCGGCTAATCCCCCATTTCCAATTATAGTTCTCATACATCTACCCTTACTCTACCTTGCTCAGGGTATCCATTATCTTTAACAAAGCAACAGATATAAATATCTATTGCTGCTGAGGATACAACTATATCCTGTGGGAAATCCACAAACATTGGTACTGCTTCCTGTGGTACTTTTGTTGCTACAATAGCCGTTGGAGCAGATCCGCCTGTATCTCTATAAGTCTGATAATAATCAAAACCCCAATTAAGCTTGCTTATCATTCCCTGTGTTACAGCGGTTGCAACCTTTTCCCATTGTCCCTGTGTTATATCTTTAACTGTTGGATCTGCCATTTATCTCTCCTATATTCTTCCTGATAGTAACCAAAGCCTAAACAAATTACCTGTTCCAGAAGGAGGTGCAACATACCCATAGTCCTGCCAATAATCCTCTTGCCAGTAGTCTGTGGGAAAATAATTTGTTTGCCAATATCCTGCTGTCATTTAAAACTCCTATGGATTAAATGTAACTGCTGTTCTATTTCCATTTGCGTCCACTGTGGCTGTAATAACATCTTTACTATCCGCATCATCTCTAAATATCAAAGTTGCAGTTGCTCCACCACTCGATTTTCCTGCCAATACTGCAATAAAACCTCTAAGGGCTTCTCTCATAGTTATAGTTCCATCGCCTATCTGCTCATCAAGTATAGAGTCTATTCCTGCTGTTGATAATGAAAATCCTGTTTTAGTGGTTATGTCTGTAACCAGGGCAACCGTATCTACTGCCGGATCAAAGTCATTTAATGCTGCAATATTCGCTTTCAGTGTTGTTAAATCTGCTCTAGGTAATACAGAATATACAGTAGCTCCATTCGCCGGGTTAGTTTCCCATGCTCTCTCCACTGTTGCAACTTTTGTTGTACCGTTGTAATCAATTATATTTCTAGCCTGATCTTCTCCAGTTCCTGCTGATAAAAATACAACTTGTCCGATGTATGTATCATCTACAGCACTGGCAAGAGAATTAAATATTATTGTAGTACTCCCTCCACCAGTTGCAAGCCCTTCATTTACGTGAGTATCTCCAGAATCGCCAACTATAGTGTACTCACTGGTATTATCTGGAATAACTTTCCAAGATCTGTTTATATAACAATATTTATTCGTTCCATCATATTCAAAAACTTGCCTTGATTGTCCTACACCTGTTCCGGCTGTTATTACAACTATCGCCGGATCATATGCACCATCTGTGCTACTTCCAGCACCATCTAACTCAACTCTTATAGCTGTATTCGCCGTTCCGGCTGTATCAGGAGATGTCCCTGTCAGTACAATATTACTAGCGATATCTCTGAGTCTACGCCCTGAAGATGTTGCAATGTTATGCGTAGCACCTGTCAACACCTCGTCCCAGACGCTATCTGCTGTTTCTGCATGTACATCTGCTGCAACTTTCGCTGCTGTAATTGCATCAGCTCCTATTTTTGCAGCTGTTAAACTTCCGTCAGCTAATGTTACTGTCCCTGAGACAGAACCGACAGAACCAGAAAGATTTCCAGTAATATCTCCGACTATATCCATTGTTTGGTTTGGTAGATTTATATTTGTTAATCCTGCTCCGGCTGTCCCGATCTCTCCAGTATCAACAAGAATAGCATCAACTATTCCATCTATAGTATCAAGTTTACCATCATGTGTTGCCAGTGCACCGGATGTTGCAAATCCAGTCGCTGTTGCCCATGCTCCTTGATTTGTTTGTAAATCATCAGTATCTACCAATATAGCATTGATATCAGCACCATTGTCATTCCCTGTTTGTGCGGTTCCAGCCACATGAGTAGTATTGACATCTAAAATATCAGTCGAAAACATTGTATCATACCAGTTTGCAGTTATAACACAAAATTCTAATCTTACAACTAATGCACCCTGAACATGGACAAAAATAATTCCAGAGCCTAGAGTGTCTGTATCCGTAGCATCTAAAACAGCATAATAAACACCATTTGAAATATATGTAGCCCCTCCACTGTTTTTATTTGCCAGTGTAGTTGCTCCAGTTTTCCAGATTTTTATATCTGTATTTGCAATAGTCAGTCCAGCTTCTTCGGTATCTCCATCTGTAGAATCAAGGAACTGTCCAATCGCTATTTCTTGACTTGCCGTACTTTGTCTTAAATATATCATATCAATATGCTCCCTGATTTCTTAATTGATTCATTACTACAGGAATAGAAATTCCACCTCCCGGTGACGTCCAGCTCCACGTACCCCAGAATGTAGGGTTGTCGGATAGTTGATCTATCTCTTCATCTTGCCATGCTATTGTTCTTTCTACATTCGAAAACATCGCATGTTGTTGTAATCCGTCTAAATATTTACCATTACCTATCGACCCGATGTTTAAATCCCCGGCTCCAATAGTTGTTGGCTCTCCTGTTGTCGCCTCAGCTGATGAATCTAATCTTATATTTGATACATTTGTTGCATCTGTACTGTAAGCGAAACCATACCATTGCGCCGTGCTTAACGTTGTTGATCCATATCCGACAGCCTGACCATTAAAGACCGCAATTCTATCACCAGAGGCATACTCATCCCTCCACGCCTGGAGTCTATCAAAATTTGTAACACTTTCTTCAGGAGAAAATATTCCTTGGTCACTTGCCTCTGAATCAAAATTTACTAAACATGAATATGTCATAACCGTCACGAAATCAAATGTCTGTGATGTTGTTTCTGCATGTTGATCAGACGACTGTGTGAACTGTGTTGCATCACCGATAAGCCCAGTTCCCCCTCCAAATGCGAGGCTCCCTTGTCCCGTTAAGTCTCTATTATTTGTTGTTCTGTCCTGATCATCATGAAGAGGATAATATGCCCAAACTCCAGAATCATAGGCATTATACTGCCCATATGTATCGCTGACTCCATATGCAGCATTTCCAGTATTCGGAGGATATATTCTTATTATTTGGGTTCCTGAACTAGCGAGTGATCCGGTGTATTTTACACGTAACAACCCAGTTTCTCCAGTATCATCAAAATCAATCCAATCACACGCTAATTCTGTTGTTCCATCGTTTTTCGCAGCCCTTCCCCGGGTTCCATCTGAAGTATTAACCCCACTCCACCACGATGCACTCATTCTAGACAGATCGACTATTAACGTAAAATCTGTTAGAGCTGACGATGGATTTGTGATTGTTGCACTATCATATCCGGTTGCTGGGATTGCCATATTTTCTAAATCCCCGAATCCTTCAAGTTTGTTACTTTTAACAACTCTAATATCATTTCTAAATCCGGGGTATATGTAAAAGGCAGCGCTGCCACATCTTCTGTATTTGTTGTATATGCGAGACCTGAAACTACTGTTTCACCTGTTATATCTGTGACTCTCACTCTTACAGCAGCAGCCCAGTTATATCGGTTTGGAAATGCCAGTGTTATTTGTTTGTTTAATGTCGTACCGAAATAAATCAAGTTCTCTATTTCTTGTTCTTCAATATTTCCCATTGCTGTATTCCATAAAAACACTTCATAAGAAACTATATCCTCAGGAAGGAATGGATCACCATTACTAAACTCATTTATAGAGTCCCAGCTTAAATTTGGATTCGCATTATATAGTATTTCTACCTGTGCATACACAAAAGAAGGGATTAACGCTAAAAGGATAATTAATAATATTTTTTTCATTTAAAACTCCGTTATAGCTCCTAATTTTGTTGTCACTGCATTACATATAGCTCTAAATGCTTGAAAAGAAACAACAAGTTTATCTCTTTTTAATATTGCTATTTCTTCACAGATATCTGCTGCACCATTTGTTCTGTATTCTTCTATCTCTGCAAGAGCTACAGCATGAATATTTTGCAAATTCAACAAGTCGCTTCTGGCATCTACCACAGCCGACTTGTACGCTTCTGTCTTTTTTCCCATAGAAGCCTTTGTGGCTTCTATGGCTATTGCAATATTGTGCAATGAATTTTCTACTACTTCAATTGACATAACTACCCCTTAACCACTTTTGTTCCAAATATCACACCAGTAATTGCACTGATAATTGATACTGCGATTGGCAACCATGTTGGATCCACCGGCACAACTACAGCTACTATTCCTGATCCTGCCATTACTATCCCTGAGATTATTGCTATTACACCATTCTTCTTTCTATCTGTCATTATTTTCTCCTCTTTTATTATCTGTAGAATAAAAACCTGATCCTACTAATTTAAAATTACAATTATACTGCTGCTTTATTTTACTTTTACACGTTGGACAATTACTAATGATTTTGGTGTCTTTCCTAAAATCTCTAATATCTCCACATTTCGGGCAGCTATAATACCTGAGCATTAAATATCGTCTACTATCTGCACCGCAACATTTCCAGAAATCTCTTTTTTCTCCACAAACATACTCCGGTACTTGGCCAACATTTCAGATGCTTTTAGCCGGTCGGCTGGTCTCGCCTCTACATCATTACGGATAGATATCCAGAAACGTACATTTCCAAGTAGATCCTTTTCCAGAGGTCCAAGTTGCTCTTGTACATATGCTTCAATAAATTCTTTTACTTTTGGTACTTTGAGTAATTTAGACGCTTGTACGCCTGCACTTTTCTTTTTAACTGACCCTTTAGTTGCTCTGGTATATGCAGCAGCACCATTGAAATCAATAGGGTACTCCTTACAGAATCTCTTTTGAAGGGCTGTTAGTGTCTTACCGCTGTTTTCATGTGTCATATAGGTAGTATAGGATAACATTGCCGGTTTAACAAGTTATTTGTGTTTCACGTGAAACATTATGGGAAAATGGGGTGTTTGTAAAAGGATCTTTGACTGTTGTTTTTGGAGAGTGGTTCGTGAACGGGTTAGAACCTTGTCCTTCCATCATTATTCATTAAGGGGGGTCATCCCCCCTGGTTTTTATGGTTCACGCTCCTTGGTTCTTTCTTTCAATCACAACTGATCAAAAGTATCTTAAACTTTTTATTTATTTACCTTGACAATGTAACCCTTGCATTGTATACTTTAATTAGATCAAAGATAAGGAAGGGAACCAATGAACATTCAAGAAGAGTTAGACAATACCTCATATAAAGAAAGGGATTCTTTATTTAATAACTTACAATACTTAGATATAGATAATTTTACCTATCAAGGGAAAACGTTCAACATATTAGATTTGATGTATGAGAGAGATAGCTTTCTAAATTTGCAATCTGTTTTATTGTCAGACGGGACTATTTTCCTTAATGGTGGAATAGTAAAGGAGTTAGACGTATGAGTATAACTGAATTAGATCTTAACATTAGAGAAATAGCCAACACGTATGACACTATCACACTACAGGGAATCAGAGCCAGGTTGATCGGACTTGTTGAACGTGGATCACTGTCAATGGGAATCTATCGAGGATTGAACAAAGATATAAGAGACCGAAGCGACTGGCTAAGGAATAGGAGTAGATAAGATGAAAAATACCATGAGTAGTTATGACTTTGTTAGAGAGATGGAAGATATAAGACCTGATAACTTTACACGTGAGGGTTTGAATGTATTATGGGATTGCTTAGAAGAATTAGAAGAATCTTGTGATATGGAAATTGAATTTGATCCAATTGCTATTTGTTGTGCATATACCGAAGATTCTATTGAAAATCATTTATCTAACTATGGGCTAGAAACTATTGAGGAACTTGAGAACAAGACAACTGTTATTCGTGTAGATGAAGACAATATAATTATTCAAGATTATTAAGGAGCGAACAATGAATATAATAAATCCAGATGTAGTTGAAATATTAAAAGAGAACTTTACTAGTGAACAAATAAGAGAAATATCATTCGCATTTAATCCAGACTGTGCTGATATTACAGATACTATTTGTAAAATTGAAGAAGGTAAAATTGAGTATGAAGAAATGATCATGGACTTAAAAGAAAGACTAAAAGAAGTGTCTGAACAGATGAGTGATATTTCAGACCTGATAGAGGACATGGAATAAGGAGTGAACAATGACCAATAAAGAAGCAATATTTGTTCAAAATGAAGCACTGAAAGACTTATCACATGGAAGTGATACTTTGGCACTACTTTTATGTACAACACGCCACAGCGTGCTACCACGTGTGTTCAGGAAGATTATAGAGTCCTATGCTCAAAGTATCAGTCCATCTATGTTGATATATCTTGCTTCGATGGAATTGCACGAAGATATAAGGAGAATATTATGATAAACAAAATAAAGGGTGAGCTTCATATTATATGGAGTGTTGAGGATGTTATAGAGCAGGTAAAGGATAATAACACAATTTATGATGCGCCTGGTTTATATGATAATAAAAAACCAATTCCTACAAGAGAACAGGCACTGGAAATACTTAAAATAATAGAAAAAGGGCATGATCGTAATTATGGTGTAACGTGGGACTCTATAGATTGTGCAATAGATATATACTTTGATCACTAAACTTGTGAACATAGTGAAGAACCGTGTCTATCGGCTCGTGAATGTGAGGCTCCGTTTCTTTCTACATTGTCCAACTAAAAGGTAAAACTGAAAATGTTACATGTATACGGATGTTACGCCAATATAAACCTTCTCTATATAGAGTACTTTCTTTTAAAATAATATATTTACCTCCCTAGGAACAGTTTAGGTAAGTGTAACAAGTGTATACGTGTATACATATTTAAAGAGGTTTTAACCACTTTTCTTTAGAATTGGTCTAATGTATACACTATTTACGGTTATTTGTTAAATAATCGGCATATGAAATAATTTAATAGTTTTTTTACATTTTCCATGCTACTCTATTAAATGTAACACTAGTATACATAAAAAAGGAGTACTCATGATAGATTTTTACCAAAAAGAGCAATTTAGCTTGTTCCCCTGTAATTTGGATAAACTCCCAAAAGTTAAGTCCTGGAAGTCTACACAAGAGCATATAAATAAGAATACAGCTGAAAGAATAATGGTTACAGGTGGTTTTATTGGGGCATGGCTACCAGAGGACTATATAATAATAGACATAGATATGAACCATAAGGATAAAGAAGGTAAGCCAAAACCCGACGGCATGCAACCATATTTAAACTTATGTAGTGAACTTGGTATAACTAAAGATTTACTACAAGAAACATTAGTAGTAAAGACTGGATCAGGAGGATTCCACCTATATTTTAAAGTACCTGAGAATGCAAGGTACACTGAAATAAGCCAGAAGAAAGCTACAGAATCTGTTGATGTGAGAACTCATGCAGGATATGTTATTGCAGCAGGAACCAATGGATATATAAGAATAACAGACAAAGAACCAATAACAATACCTTTTCAGTTATGGGATTATTTAAAAAAGATAAATGAGAAGAAAGCATCAAGGCAGACACCTACAAGAATGCTGCCTACAAGTATGCTCAAGA